GGGTAGTTGAAAAAGGTCCTGAGGTTATTATGGCGTTAAATGGAGCATTGGTGGCACTTATCGCCGTGTTTGCGCTCATCCCTGGTAATCAGCCTGAAAAGGCACTTCAGGCAGTTGTGGATTTCATCTCCAAGTTTTCTAGAAAGCCAGAGAAGAAAGACGCTGAATGAGCAAGATCCTTCTTTTGCTTAAAACGATAACAGAGATCGCCAACACAATATCTGAGGCGCTCTCTTTCTATCGTAAAGCAAAGGAAGAGGGTTGGTACGAGGACGCAAAGATAATCGCTAGTAGAGTTCGCGGGGCTAAAACTGATGAAGAACGCAAAGAGCTTGTTCGCAAGCTTGCTGATTGGTCTGTCGGCTTTTAGTGCGACCTCATGCAAGACCATACCGATTGTTGAGACGTGCCTTATTGGAGATCGTGGTTGCATCTGTGTGGATAGAAGTAAACCAAAGGATGAGCAGGAGTACGAACTGACGTTTGAGCAATGCAGGAATTACGTGGCTAGATCGGTAGACAGTGAGCAGGCAATTCGTGAATGGCTTATGAGGAACTGTAAATGACTCCATCAAAGATCATTGTACATTGCACCGCTACTGACAATGGAAAGTCAGTGCCTATTGAAGAGATTAGAAAGTGGCACCTGTCTAAGGGCTTTAAAGACATTGGATACCACTTGGTGATCCAACCAGACGGTCAGGTTCAGCGAGGTAGAGGACTCAATGAAGAGGGTGCTCACTGCCAGGGTGAAAATCACTGTTCAATTGGGATTTGCCTAGTCGGTAGAGACAAGTACACGAAAGCTCAGTTCCAGGCCCTAGAGCGACAAATCGACTCGATACTGCTAACCTACAACGCAATCCCCCACTACGCGATTTATTGTCACTATCAGTTTGAGTCTGCTCAAAAACAAAAGAAAACGTGTCCTAACATGGAAGTGAATCGCCTGCTTGTTTGGTACCACTTGAAGGAAGACTCGGCGATCAAACAGTATCTTCTTTAAAAGGAGTATTTGATGTCTACTACGCTTTCTTACAACTATAAAAAGCCAGACTCAGGAGACAAGGGCTTTTGGACTGATCTTGAAGACAACTTCACTCAGCTTGCCACACACGATCACAACGGCACCAATAGTGCGAAGCTGTCTCTGACATCAATCAACACTCCTGTATCTACGATTACTGCCACGACTGGGTGGACCTCTGTAAACTCAACTAGCTGGAAAGCTAGCATCACCATGCCGAATCCGTTTCAGTTCGATAGCGTTGAGCCACAGCTTCGCGATTCGACCACTGGCGAAGTCTTATATCTTAAGATCGTTAAGACCGGAGCTAACACGTTTGATGTGTATACAAATACAGTCTCTCTAGGAGTGAGGATCATCTACCGATGATCAATCTCCAGGCTTTTCAAGTATCAGACTTTAGTGGAGGCATCACTGACAAGTTCATTGATGCGCCACCGTCAGCGTCTCAAAAATGCGACAATCTTGAGATCACGGTTAATCGAAAGTTACTTTCTCGCCCAGGAAGCAGGCTCTATGACTCTACCTATTCAAAGCCTCTTTCTGCGGAGACATCGAGAGTTAGTAAGCTCATCGGGTATGATAACGACACTGATCTTTTAGCAGTAGTTAACAAGAGGCTATTTCAATACAAGACCACTGGATGGAATGAGCTACTAGGTCCAGCATCATCGCCTGCATTCAACCTTGGAGACGCATCAAGCATTGTCTCAAGCGCACAAGGACTTAAACACGTTATCCTTTCAAACGACTCCTATAACCCGATTATCAAGGTTTACAGAGACTCATCGAGCAACCTTCAACTCAGGACCGCTGGCCTTCCAGAGCTTGCTAGCACGCCTACGATCACTCCTTCAGGTGGAGCACCAAAGACTTTTACTGTTACTATCGCTTCTCCAGCGGTATTCACTTGCACGAGCCACGGCCTGAGTGCTGGGCAGAGAATTAAGTTCACCACGACTGGCTCACTTCCAACTGGGATCTCAACTAACACGACTTACTTCGTAAAGACTGTGGTGGATGCCAATACCTTTAAGATCTCAGCAACGCTCGATGGCACTGAAATTAACACGTCAGGCACCCAGTCTGGAACACATAGCCTAACTGCTTACCCGAATAGCTACCTTTACGCCTTTGTGATGAAGTACGACTACAACGCAGAAGACAAGCAGTTTACCGACTACGGTCCTACGACTCAGACAACTTCAATCACTTATGCTTCCGAGCCGTCTTCAAGTTACCCTACTGCAATTACAGTAATCCCAACTTTAGCCAACTCGTCTGGATCACACTACGACACCTCAAACATTAAGATTGAGATCTATAGGACTATAAACGCAGGATCAGTTTTCTATAAGGTCGGTTCAGTAACGAATGGCACAACTTCGTTTAACGACACGGTTTCAGACTCATCGCTGATGAACAACGAGGTTTTATATACGACAGGAGATGTCTTAGATAACGATCCTCCTCCTGCGTCTAAAGTGGTGCATATCAGTGCTGGGAATGTGGCGTTTTACGGTAACCTCAAAGAGGGCACAGAGATTCTACCTAATAGAATCAGACAAAGTGTGGCGAATGACTTTGATTCATGCCCTGCTGATTTCTGGGTTGATCTCAACACTGAAGTGGTTGGCCTATCGTCTGTGAAGGGCACACTGATTGCTCTTACCAAAAAGGGTATCTACCGAGTCGATGGCATATTCGACGAGACCGGAAACGGTGGAATGGTAGCTCAGGTCATCGACGATACGGTTGACTGTGTTTCACACGATTCGATTATTCAGGTGTTAGACGGAATTGTATGGTGCGCTTCAGATGGCGTTTATCTGTCTGATGGTTACAAGGTCCAAAAGATTAGCCAGGAGCTAGATGAGACTTACTCACAGTTCATTGCAAACCGACCAAGCCGTATTCAAGGGACATATAACTCGACTGTACAGAGAGTTTACTGGTGCGTGCAGGAAAGCAGCGTTTCAGCCGATAACGACAAGCTGCTTGTCTTAGACCTAAGATGGGGCATTAGGCCTCATTCCACATTCACGACATGGAGCGGTGGCACATCGTTCTCTCCATCTTCGGCACTCGTCTACAACAAGAAACTAATTCGCGGCGATTCTCGCGGGTATGTTTTTAAGCACGATACGAGTTACCTAAACGATCTGACCGTAGACATTTATACAAGCGTGAGTAGCTGGATCACTCAACCAATTGTCTATGACTACATCAGCACAGCAAGCTCACTTGGAACCATAACTCAGAGAAAATGGGTGCCAAAGGTTACAACCGTTTTTGATGCAATCACTAATCTCTCTGTTCAGCTAACAGGCATCAATGACAGCAGGAAAAAGGTTAAGGAGCTTGCACCCATCGTTTTCAGGGGACGTTTCGTATGGGGAGATCCAACCGTAGTATGGGGAGACCAGACGATCACGTGGAACTTTGAAGGAAACCTTCACGAGGTAAGGCGCTTCCCAGCAGGCGGTCTTAGAACTTCGTATAAGCAAATTGAGATCACGAACGCTTACAGCAACATCTACAAGTCAGACACTTACGGCCCTGCCACTGTAGATGAGTATGCAAGCACAGTTACGCTAGACAACTTTAGTGCGACCAATAAGTGGCCTTCCGACATTACAAACTTCTACATCACCTTTGAGAGCGATGGGTACACGAAGGATTATCCTATCCTGACCAGAACTGATGACGTTTTAACCTTTCAAGACATATCTGCCGCTGTCACAGGCGGTTCACAAAAATGGTTAATTCGAGGCTACCCAAAGGATGAGATTCTAAGCCTTCAGTCATACGCCCTCTACTTCGCTACCTTCAGTGAATCGATCACGGACTATCAGGGTGTGGTTGGGGGGAATGAATGAGAAAGAGCAAGTCTCTCCTAGTTAAGGAAATGCAAGACGCTTACGTGCGTGAGAATTTCCTCCGAATACAGGAGTTCATCAGAAACCTTCCTCTTGAAGGCTTTAAGCACTTTGAAATCACTTTCACAGAGAAACAGGCAAATAAGAAAGTGGCCCACGGTCTTAGCTTCAAACCAAAAGACGTGATTCAGACTTCGATCACAGGAAGTGGGTCGGTGACTTGGAATTACGCCACTTTCACTGATAAATATATAGACGTGTCATCGACTGGCCCTTGTGTAGTTCGAGCGTTCATTGGCAGTCACGAGGAGATTAAATGAACTATCAAACCTATTCTGCTGTTCGTCAGAAGATACAGCGCGACCTCGACATTCAAGACGAGTTGTTCATACAGTCAGATGAACTCATGGGATACGTCAATGATGCAATAGACGAGTGCGAAGCTGAGATCATGACGATCTATGAGGATTACTTTCTAACCTCTGCAAGCCTATCCTTGGTGCAAGGGCAGTCTGATTACAGTCTCCCATCAGACATCTACGCAAATAAGATTAGGTCTATCATCTATGCAAATGGCACGACGATCTTTCCGATTACAAGGGTGAGAGACTGGAAGAAGTTTGAGAAGATCGCACTCTTAAACCAATATCCGAATACGGTTGAGTATAATTATCTCATCAAAAACCCCTCTGCTCAGGATGGAATGAAGTTAGTTCTTATACCTGCAGCAAGAGAGACTAACTCAACTGCTGTCACTATTTGGTACTTAAGAAACGCGAATCGCGTAACCAGCGATAGCTCGATTATCGACATCCCAGAGTTCGTTTCTTTTGTAATCGCGCACGCGAAGGTTTCCTGCTTACAAAAGGAAGGTCATCCAAACCTTCCCATCGCAATACAGAACCTAGAAAAACAAAGGCAGCTCATGTCAGAGACTCTGACTGAAATGGTGCCTGATCAAGACAATATGATTGAGCTTGATACGACTAGATATGAGGAGATGCTATAATGGCAATTCAAACCAAAGAAGAATGGCTAAAACAAAATAGACCTGATCTTTATCAGCAAATGCAGCAACAGAGCCAAAAAGATTTTTACGGAAACAGCTACGCTCCAAGTCTGGATCAGGTTTTACAAGCTAATCCAAATGTACGTGACAATATGGACATCGACCTGATGTTTCAGGATCGACCTCAGTTTTCAAGCATCAGAGGTTCTGACGGCACTCTTTCTAATGCATACAAGCTTGATGGAGATAAGTTCGTCAATCAAATCAAAGGCGTTAAGCTTGATAACCAAGGTTACGACGCTTTTAAGAAAGAAGCTCTCAGAGATCCATCTCAACAGTCTGTTTGGCAAAAATTAGCTATTGAGCGTCAAGCATTGGATCAACAGAATGCTCAACAAGATCTTTCACGATCTCAAGCTGGAGCCGCCGCACAAGCTCGATCAGCTCTCGCAATGAGAGGCGGTATGGCTGGTGGTGCAGCGTTAAGTCTCGCGCGTCAGCAGGCTCGTAATCTTAGTCTTGGTCAGCAGAATATCGCTCGTCAGGGTCTTTCAGATCGCTCAAATATTGGAATGCAGGCTGAGAAAATGCGTACGGATATGCTGTCACAGCTTCCTGGGTTTGAGACTCAGCGATTTAATTCACTCCTAGGTCAGGCTACTAATGCCGCCACACTTGGAGCCGATGCTGCTAAGTACAATATGACAAACGCGATTAACGATTTGTACAGCCAGAATAAATACAACCTGGACACATGGAATAAGAAAGCAGAGACCTCAGCCGCATATAGAAATGCTCGCGCTACAGAGGAAAATAGTAAGTAAATGAAGACTTGTTGGATCACCAAAGACGAATGGAAAAATATCTGTGAAAAGACACACGCTGCTGTCTTTGGAACCATTCGTAAAATTGAAGTAGATAAAACAGATAGGTGCATCCTCGTTTTTAGTGACATAGGAGAGCCTGCTGGATACGCAACAGTTCAGGAATGGTCATCTGACCTTGCCTACTTACAATGGGGTGGATCATTCTTGGATTTTAGAAATACTGCTAGTGTTTATCGCGGTTACTCATTAGTGATCGACGCAGTTTTGTCAGAATATAGAACTGTGTTCACACTGATTGAGAACACAAACACTCCAATGCTAAAAATGGCATTGAAGGCTGGATTTCTTGTTGTGGGCACACGATTTAATTCTAATCGGCTCATGGTTGAGCTTGAATTGCAGAAAGGAAGGGTAGCTATATAGACCCGATTACTATTGGGCTCCTGCTAGGGGCTGGGAATGGTCGCAAAATCAGGCTGATCTCGAAAGATGGAAGATGATGGGCAATCTAAAGGCTTCTTACAGAAACGCAGAAGCTACAGAAAACGGTTAATTCTAGGAGGATATTATGTGGTGGATACCATTAGCAGCTGGAGCTGGATTAGGTCTTGTTAAGGGTATAATGAATCAACAACAAGAGGATAAAGATCGTAAGATTGCAGCTCAAATGTGGAGATCTTCTCCATTCACAGGTGTTCAGCCTGGACAAGTGAAACGATCCAACATGATTGGAGACGTTGCTAGCGGAGCGTCACTTGGTGCAACCCTTGTCCCTGAGTCTACCTGGGAAAAACTTTTTAGCTAAGGATCATAACTATGTATAACGAAGATCAAGAGGCTTATTTAGAAGCATTGCGAGCTAAGGGCGAAGAACTAAGGCGGCTAGCCATGATGGAGCAATTATCAGCTCCAGACAGAACCCCTGCTTCTCCTGTTGATCCGATTATCACTCCTGGTTTAAAAATCGCTAAGGTAACGCCTGCTTTCAAACAACAGCCTCAACCACAGCAGCCTCAGCCGCAAGTAAACCAATATCCAGGCGTTGTCACTCTTCCATGGAACTCGAATAAAACAAACGTCCAAACATCCGTTAGTTTGCCAATCCCTCCTGAAGTTAGAAAAGAGCTTAGATCCGAAACTAACCAAGCCAGAGGTGAAGAGGGAGATCAAAAACTTTGGTCATTCATGGCCCAAAAGGATAACGTAAATTTCCTCAGGGGACTTCTTGATAAATACAATAACCAGCCACCCGCTGCTGAAGATCCTCGTGCTGCTTTTATTGGTGCTGCTCAGTTATTAAATACTCCTCGTGGTGAGTCTCCTGATTTAATGGGTGTTTTAACTGCTATGCAGAACAGTGCTGTAAAAAAAGAAGCTGCACGCAGAGATATGATTGAAAAGATATCAGCTCAACTCCAGAGGGCCACGCAGGGAGCGGCAAATACTGATGTTAACTTTGGAAAGTCTTACAATCAACCTGGTAATATTAATAAGACTACTCAGGAAGTAGATTCTGGTCTTAAAACTGTAGTTCCTTCGATTCAAAAAAACTCCGCTCAAATGCCTACTACATCTCGTGCCTTCAGAGATATTCAAAAAGAGTTTGAAAGAAATACAGCAAAGTTCAATCAATCAATTGATTACGCAAACTCAGTAGATGCATTTTTGAAAAACACAGGTCCAGGACAGCGCCTAACACAAAAGGCGATCGAGCCTTTACTGGCTAGGGCTTCTAGTGAAGTTGGAAACTTATCAACATATGAGCAAGTTGGTAAAACAGAGGCTAGAGATATTATAGGTAGATTGAGTCAGGCTCTTAGCACTTTGGTTGATTCTGAGTTAACACAAGAGAACAAAGCGGCTATCCTTGACCTTGTTAAACAATATAGAAATGTCGCAAACTCGGCGATAGATATTCATAAACAAATATCTGCTGATCGAGGTGCTGCTGCTTACGGTAACCTAGGGTTAAACTCTAACGACTTTAAAAAGGCTCTACCAACTAGATCTGATTATACCACTACTCAACCGATACCGTCTGAACAGGACCAAAAGGCCTTGAAGTTTATTAAAGATAATCCGAATCATCCTAATGCTGAAAAGATAAAAGAAGTCTTAAGAAGGAAGGGCGTGCTCAAATGAGTGACTTTGATCCTGACAAGTACCTTGAGCAAGAATTCAATGCAGACCAGTATTTGGCAGCTAATGACAAGCCAGAGACTCCAAAGACTCTATTAAAAAAATCCTTTGAAAAGCTAATTCAAGGCTCAGACTATTTAGGTGGATTAGTCCGTAGCGGGATTGCAGCGGGAATAAAAGAAGCTACAGGAAAAAATTTAATCACTGAAGATGAAATGAAAAAAGCAGTAGAATTTGGTGGTTTTTTTCCTGGGGTATCTGAACTCATGGAACGCGGAGGAGTTTTAAAAGAAAATCCGAAAACTCGTGCAGTTTTAGGTTTCGCTGGAGATGTTCTTACTGATCCTTTTACCTATCTTGGACCAGGAGTCATTACGCGTCCTGCTGGAGATTTAATTGAAAGGGCTGGAAAGTTTGCTTATAATTCTGGTCTAAAATATGTTGATAATGCAGCACGACTGGCCAAAAAAGAGCCGGTCAGTGACATTTTATGGAAGAACAATATTTGGGGTACCTCTCGCGGAGTGGCCAATTCAGCAATAGACGCCGCTGAGGAACTCGCCAAAAGACGATCAGAATTGATTTCCGCTGCGGATATGGCTGGCGCTAAAGCCAACATGGGTAGAGCAATGTATCCTGCTCTTCGAGTGGTGAGTGAAGTACATGCAAATCCAGCATCAAGACCAATGGCCTCAGAGCTTCAAGACATTGCCGAAAGATTTATATCTGAAAAATATCCTTCACTTCGAACAGCTACTGATTGGAAGTCAGATATCTATGACATGGTTGGAAGCCCAAATTATCAAGCATTCAAACAAACGAATAAAGGTAAAGAATTTCAAAAAGAGATGGCGAGAGGATTAAAAGACGAAGTAGAGAGAGCCGCCAATGCTGTAACCCCTGGACTTGGAGATAAAATAGCTGACGTTAATAAAGAGTGGGGAACACTGCTAAGCACAGCAAAGACTTTTGATAATGAGGCAGTCAAAGGAGAACGGAAGAACTTTTTAACCGGCGCAGATCCATATATCATGGCTATTGGAGCACTTGGGTATGGCGCTCCTGGAGCCGGTCAATGGCTTCTTCTAAAAAAAGCTGCCGACGCATCTAAGACCACACTGTTTCGAACAGGCGCTGGAATAGGAGCTAAAAATCTAAATAGAAGCAAAGTAGTTTATCCTACCTTGAAGAGGTTGGTAATTGATGCTGGAAGTCCCAATTCCTCGCCTTGGGTTTTAATTAAGAAACCTGACGACGAGTTCGACTCCAACGCTTTTTTAGACTCTCAATAAAATCGTCGTAGGCTTGCTTTATGACTATCCAAGTTAGCCAAGCGCCAAAAAGTTTTAAGATTAAAAAGAAAGCGTCAATTGCGGTGCCAGGATGATTAACGCCGTATTTACCGGCCTCGATAGCAATATAGGCAATGATAACGCCACCAGCAGTAAGAAACATTTGGTTCATAAATACTCCAAACAAGGGTTATTTAATAAATAAGACAAAATAAGTCAAGAAAGAGATAAGACTATGAAACTTGAAACATTAAAAGCCCTGGCCTCAGAACTCGACACGCAGGAGATGAAAGGAAGCGACCCATACTCTGACGACTGCGTTGAAGACGCACTTGAGACCCTGGTCAAAGCAGAGCGAATCAAGCAGGACGTGAAGCTCATGGCCCTGGTGCAGAAAGAGATCCGCGCACAGAAGAAAGCCATTAGCTCAATTCAGGATATTAAAGACAGATACGTTGAAGTCACGATCAAAGCTCCTGACGAGGAGATCCTCACAGACGAGGGTGATGTCACGGCAGTGAAACGTGTGAAAGACGACGGAGAGGACGAGGACGAGTGATCTGACTCGAAGGGTTGATATATGCCAAGCAAGGCAATCTGGGATCAGCTGCTACAGACTAAAGCAAACTCAACTCCAGCCAATGTTGCTGGCTATAAGTTGAGATCCAATCTCCACGATGGAGAGAGTAATTACTTTCGATCACATCCTAGCGTTGCTGGGATGGCAGCGGAGGACGACACGATTATCCTCAATCCATACAGCTCGCTCGGAACCGATGCTAGGAACGCTGTCGCTAAGAATGAAGCAGCTAGACTCTTTATGA